TCTTTTTAATCATAATACTTTCAGGTTCATTTCTAGGACTCATCTTATACGAAAGACCAAAAGATCTAAGTGAAGGACCGTTGAATAATAATTCTAAGTTTGGATTGACAACAATACCTTCAGTTCTTGATAGCAGACCTTGTACTCCTGTTGCTTGTTCGGCAAAGAAAGCAGTGAGGCCTTTCTTGACATTACCACTATCACTTTGTACATCACTACCAATTTCTTTTGCAGCACCAACCATTCCTTCTACACCACCTTTTATACCTGATAATGCGAGATCTGACATGGCAATATCTATGGCACTCATGGGTTTACCACCCCAACCAACTTTATTAGAATCTTTGGGTCCTGCAACTGGTAAGACAACAGCACCTATTGGTGTGCGATTTCCATCCCCAGGTTTTTCTCTTTCAGCAATGGTTAAACCCTCTAGTTGTCTTGGGACAAATTTGTAAACAGAAATTTTTAATGTATCTTGGAGAGATGGTTGTATATCGATTGGATATCTCAGATTAAGATCATATTGTTTTCTTACCTCTCCTTTTGTCAATTCTCCCGCATCAAAATTATTTGTATTCTCATTAGTATTAGTTTCAGATTCTCTCGGAGGTCCACTAACAGCATCTAGAGATTCTTGTTGTGAAGCATTTTGTGTTAATGCCTGTATTTCTGGAGATTGTTTGATTTGTTGCTGGGATACTCTAGCTATATCACCATACATTGATGCGTCAACTTGTGTTGTCCCACCACCTCTTAGATTTTGATTACGGGTTCCATGTGCCGTGGTTAGTGCTCTTCTTGTTTGTTCATCTAGTCCAGCTTCTGGTTCTAATACGCTTTTTGTTCTGCCAGATGTTGGATCTACATATGAATAACCAGTTGCGATTGTTTTTGGATTATCTTTATTTGCGTTATCGTATTGAATGATGGTGGTTGCGTACTGAACTTTTCCATCAGCAGTGACCCCCTTCTCCACTTTTGTGGCAGTGTATATTGTCTTTGCAGGTACTAGTGTCTTTCTATTACGAACACTAGTTCCAGACGTAATAGCACGTAATTTGACTGGCGTGGGTTCGCTAGTTACAACTGACATCAGACAAATGGTTTTTATTTATTTAGTATCATTTTCGCATATGGAATAGCAAGCAGGTCATCTAGTTCATCTGGCATCACAATGTACACCTGTCCTGCCAGTTCTTCCCAGGTATATTGTCTATAGTCTCGCCAATGAAAATTCAATCCACGAAATCCCCAACGAAATACTTCAGTCACTGCGACTAAGGGATGTTGATCATATGTAATATTAGGAGTCTTTGCATTATAAACGAAGGTACACAACTGACCAACATCAGGGACAGGAGTAACCGTTCCCTTCAGAGTATCCATGATTTCTATCATCATGTCCTCTTGATCGTTCGTCCCGTTGTTAATTTCGTTTCCTTCTAAACGACTCATTTAAGACCCAACTCCTCTTCGGTGATGATTTTGAATTCGATACGATTGTCCTTACAAAACTCATCAGCAGCTTTCCACTTTGCCTGGTTGACTGCGTACATCTTACACTCATAAAGATATGATTTAGTCTGTCGTTTTGGTTTCTTAGGTGGTGCAGTTTGCTTTTTAGGTTTCACTTCAACCACATAAGTTTTGACCTTACCATCAGATTCCTTAACTTTAATCAAATAGTCTGGATAGTATCTATGCACTCTATTGTCAACGGGAGAAACATATGGTATACTAAACTCCTCTGACGCCCATGAGATAATATTCTCATTAAGGTCACACCATCTGCAGAATCTTCTTTCCCAACTACTTCTACAGATAATATTGTTAGGGTTGCCTTTGTACTTTTGTGGGTAAGATGGTTTATATCTACTCTTAATACTTTCCGCCATTCTCTTATACATAATATATAAGTCAAAAATTATTTATAAATGGCTTCCCTTGCCCCACAACCACAAAGTGTATCTCAGATAAAGAGCAAACTACTCAATCCTGCGACCACATCTCACTTCTCAATTTATCTGGGATTGCCGAGAGATGAGGCAGGGTTCAGACAATATATGGCAGATAATGGCCTTGCTCTGAATCAGGATAGATTGCAACTGATGTGTTCAGAGGCAACTTTACCAGGATCTTCTCTTGCAACTACAGAGTTGACAAACGATAGAAGTGGAGTTACTGAGAGACATGCATATCGTCGTATCTATCAAGATAGAATTGATTTAACATTCTATTGTGATGCCGAACAATATATGCCGATTAGATTCTTTGAATCATGGATTAAATTTATTATGAACGAAACCGGGGATCTTAAGAATGAAAATTATGCTTATAGAGTAAAGTTTCCCGAACAATACAAAGGAGACTTAGAGGTTACTAAGTTTGAGAAAAACTTAAATCAAAGGAGTTCAGTTAAACCTCTTACTTATAAGTTCGTTAATATATTTCCAGTTGCAATATCTTCAATTCCAGTTTCATATGATGCATCATCATTATTAAAGTGTAGTGTATCATTAAACTACACCAGATATTTCATTAGTAATGAGAACTATGATGCGCCATTTGGTCTCAATCCCTTTGATCAAGCAGCGACAAATAATTTTAACTTTAGTCAAGCTATTAATGCAGGTCTCACTATCGGTGCAGGTATATCTGGACTTTTCAGATAACCCAATAAATAATCATACTGAAATCTTTATATAAAAGATATTATGCCTTTACCAAAAATTGCGACTCCTACATATGAACTTGAGTTGCCATCAACAGGAGAAACGATTAAGTACAGACCGTTTCTTGTAAAAGAGGAGAAGTTACTTGTTATCGCACTGGAGAGTGAGGATACAAAACAAATCTCAACAGCAATCAGAGCTGTTATCAAAAACTGTATTCTTACCAGAGGTATCAAGGTAGAACAACTTCCTACGTTTGATATTGAATATCTATTCCTTAACATTCGTGGTAAGTCTGTTGGTGAAGAACTTGAAGTTAATCTCATCTGTCCAGATGATGGGGAGACACAAGTAGCAGTCACTATTAACCTTGATGATATTAAGGTGAAGAAAAGTGATACCCACTCAAATAGAATTCAACTTGATGATACAATCATGATGGAGATGAAGTATCCATCTCTTGATGAGTTCATTAAAAATAACTTTGATCTTAAAGAACAAAGTGCAATGGATCAATCATTTGAACTGATTGCATCTTGTATTGGTACAATCTTTACTGAGGATGAAGTTTGGGCGGCCGCTGATTGTACTAAGAAAGAGTTGAATGAATTCTTGGAATCTATGAACTCCTCCCAGTTCAAAGATATTGAGAAGTTCTTTGAGACCATGCCTAAATTATCTCATACGGTTAAAGTTAAAAATCCCAAAACTAAAAAAGAAAGTGATGTTGTAATTGAGGGACTGGCAAGTTTTTTCGCTTAGGCATGATCCATATGGATCTGGAAAATTATTTCCGACTTAATTTTGCCTTGGTACAGTACCATAAATATAGTTTAACCGAGATTGAAAATTGGATGCCTTGGGAAAGAGACATTTATGTCGGGTTGCTGCAGCAACATCTTGAGGAAGAAAAACTAAAACAACAGCAAGCATCTAATGGATGATACGGTAAGTACACCACAAACTAGATCTACAACGATATCCGCATCAAAATTGACGGGTAGGGATAGTGGTGGATCTGATTTGGGTGGAATGGGAGGAGAGTCAAAGATTGCTAAACTCTCTCGCATTCTTAGAACTACCCGTGTCAAAGTAAACGATAATGAGAAGGCAACAAAGGTAAACGCAGAAAAGATTACCAGGATTAAAAATATAATACAGACTAACAAAAAAAATGTTGCAGATCAGTTAAAGGCACAGGATAATAGTGCGGTCTTTACTGAGATTGCAGGTAAAGTTCAATCAATAGCATCTACATTAGAGCAACAGCAGAAGTTTGATAAAGGTCAAGCAACTCAGAGTAGACAGCAACAACAGAAAAAGAAAGCAACCGCCAGAGAAAAAATGCTGGAATCCGGCGGTGGTGCTTTAGATGCAGTTAAAGGTACAGCAGAAAAAATTGCAAGTCCTGTAAAGGGCATGTTTGATAAACTGTTCAATTTCATAACAAATGTTGTTCTTGGTAGAGCAATATTTAAAATGTTTGAATGGTTCCAGGATGAAGAAAATAAAGGAAAGATAGAAACAATATTCAGATTCATTAAGGACTGGTGGCCAACTCTCCTTGCTGGTTTGATTTTATTTGGAGGAGCACTTCTTGGCCCTGCTGGTTTGATCATAGGCATTACTGCACTAGCAATTGGATTCATTCCAAAACTTGTCGATGCAACCAAAAAAATATTTGGATTTGGAAATGATGTGGAGAAAGGTGTAAAGCAAGCAGAAACCGCATCAAAGGATTCGGAGAAACAAATAGGTGGCCCACAAGATCCAAATGAAATTCCTTCACCAGATCTAGCAGCAATTCAACAAAAAACACAAGAACTATCGGAACCAGGCGAAACACCTGAAAAACCCAATGGAATGGTAAAAGGTGGTATAGTCAAAGGACCTGGTGGTATTGATAACGTGCCTGCAATGTTAACTGCTGGTGAATATGTTATCAGTAAGGGTGCTGTAGATAAGTTTGGTTCTGGAATGTTTGCAGCACTGAATGCTGCTGGTGGCGGTAGCGGTGAACCATCTGGTGGAAACTATTCCACTGGAGGGATGGTATTCAATTTAAATCCGAAGAAAACTTTTAATATAGCATCTCCTAGACATTACAAAACTGGCGGTTTTGTTGCTCCAAGATATTATAAAACTGGTGGACTTGTTGCTCCATTAAAAGCAGAACATCTTTATTTGAAGTTTGCTGAGGGAGGACATGTTCCAGAGGCCGCTCCCCCTGATCCAGTGGCATCAACAAAAACTCATGAAGAAACATTCCTTCCCTTCCCAGAAGAGGATATGAAGGATAGTGGGGCAACTAAACTTACATCTTTTGGAAAACCAAAATCTCCAAGTAAGGCAGTTACAAATATGGTTGGTCAGCAACAAGATGGACCATTAATGAATTTTGTTAAAAGCGTGAAGAACTATTTTGTTGGATCTCCTGATGAAGGAAAAGGATCTTCTATGCAAATGAGTCCAACTCAAAATTACAAGGCACCAAGGGTTGATCCTCCAATGGCAAAAAAATCTAGTGTTGTCATTGCTCCACCACAACAGGGAGGGGGAGATGCTGGTGGTGGTGAGCAAACCTTAGGGAGCAAACCTCCTGCATTCAGTGCTAGAACTTCTGGATCTAGAACCAAGACACAAACATTGGGGGTTGTAGTATAAGATGTTAGGTGCTATCGTCAAAGGTTTAGGTTCCAGTGTTGCTAAAAATACAGCTAAAGGTGCTGTAAAAAAGAAAATAACTTCTGGAGTAAAAGCAAAGACCACAAAAGTTTCAAAGGAAAAATTGCTTGGTAGGGGTGGATCTTCCACTTCAATGTCTTCTGCTTCACCAACAACATCTCCTTCAGCACCGAAATCTTCTATTAGTACATCAACTCCTGTCGGTGGAGACCCACTTCAGTCAATCAATCAATCATTAACTAAAATTCAAACTCTTCTAAAAGGATCTCTTGCTCTAGATAAAATGAGAGCAGATCAAAGAAGAAAACAACAGCAACAACAAAAAGCACAGGCAAGAGAATCAGCACTTGAAGCTAAGAAACCTAAGAAGGAGGCAGAGTCTGGAGGTGGTGGCGGACAAATGTCATTTATGGACAGGATAACAAACTTCCTATTAAATACTCTTCTGGGTTTTCTTGCCGTAAGAGCAGTTGATCTTATTCCCAAACTAGAAGGATTTTTGGACACCATGAAAGGTGTTGTTCAAACAATTGAGGATATCGCAGGTACAATTTTTAATGGGTTAGTGATGTTTATTGATTGGGGATATTCTTTATATG